GGCCAGACTTCGACGCGACGACGACGATCTCCCGTCCGGCGGTGGCGTCCGTGATCAGGTACCGCCGGCCTGCTACCCACGTCTGCGCGGCCTGCATGGTGATCGAATCGTCGCCCTCTTGATGGGCGCCCTGCGTCGTCGCCGACAGCGGGTCGATGGTCGCCGCGACGTAGGCGTCTGCCGCGTCGCTGGACCCCGTGCCGATACGTCGCGCCGTCGCCGACGTAGCGACGTGCGACGTCAGCACGCCATCGGCCGCGAGGCGCGGATAGGTCGTGATCGTCTCGGTCGACCCAAGGAGGACGCGCAGCATAGCCACTTAAATAACACGCACGGCGGCCGATGTCGACGGACCCCCCTGCCCGCGGCTGGCCTTGCCTCGTCGTCGTCGCTTGGTCTTTTCTTCTTCTTCCTCGGCTTCTTCCTCGGCCTCGTCCTCGGCATCATGCGCCACCGCGGACGAATTCAGCAGGCGAACGGCAAGCGATTTTGCGACGAACGCGCCGACCTCCATCCCGAATCCGATGGCGACGCATTCGACAATGATCACGATCAGGTCCAGCAGGTCCATCACGCCCTCCCGTCGTAGCACTTGCCGTCCCGCCAGAAGCGTTGCCCGGTGTAGATGACGACGTCGGCGGTAAAACGCCCAGACTCGCGCTCGACCCAGAATTCTCCATGCCCCTGCGTCCATCCGGTCGGGCCTTTCAGATAGGGCGCCTCGTCGACGGGGGCGAGGCAAGGAATCCCGAAGCCTCCGCGGACGTGCTGCGAGCCATCGGCGCCAGCGACGGGCATCGTGTGGATCTGTGCGCGGTGGCAGTGCCCGATAACGAGGGACATCCCGTACCGCAGGAGGTGCTGCTTCGCGTAGGCGTCGCCCGCGTACACCCCGTGGGTGAATCCAAGATGTCCGATTTTGTGGACCTTGCCGTATGACGTCGACGTGATGCCGAGGTCGACGAGGCCGAGGGCCGATTGCCACGTCTCGCGCCCGCGCAGCACTGGCGCCCTTTTGGCGACGTACCTGACGTATCGGTGCTCGTGGTTGCCCTCGACGTAGTGGATGGGGCGCTGTCCCATCGACGCCCGCAGCCGCGCGAGTTCGTTTTTCACGGCCTCGACCTCGGCAGCGAATTCGGGCGCTGGCTGTCCGTCCTCGTGCAGCGAGACGGAAAGGAAGTCAGCGAAATCGCCATTGATGACCAGCCGATCGGGCCGCACGTCGTCGAGGCGTGCGAGGAACGCACGCCAGGCGAACGGGTCATGGTAGGGGACGTGGACGTCCGAGCACACTAGGATGTGCTCGACGTCCTCGCGCGTCTTGTGCTTCTTCTTTGGCTTGGTCACGTCGCCCCCGTCGTCAGGTAGCGGCTGTCACCGTGCGCACGCTGATGACGCGGTACTGCTTTGGGCGCGTGCCCCAGACGGTGATGCCGCACAGGTTGACCGCGTCTAGCTCGGCCTCGCGCCCCGTCGCCGGGTCTGCGTAGGTGATTCGCTTGTTGCCGCTGGCGTCATGGCCCTCGCCCAGCAGCAGCACGAAATGGTCGCCGAACACGTCGCCAGTGTGGTCAACGTGCGCGATGGTCAAGCCGCCCCCGCGGAACGCCTCGCCGATCGCGCCGCGAAGTTGCGAGGCATCGCCCGTGATCTTCTCGCTGACGACGAGGCCAGCGAGGCCGCCGAGTTGCGCGGTGATCGCCATGCTGTGCAAAAACGCTTTGCGGTCGATGCCTGCCGAGTTGAGCAGCGGCGGCGGCATCTCCACGCCGCGCAGCACGCGGGCCGCCTCGCAGAGACAGACCAGCAGGCAGCCCGATCGGCCGATCGTCGACGGGCCAAAGCCCAACGTCGCCTGCGACCACCGCTGGTCGGCTTGCTTGTAGCGCGGGGTGCTCACTTGCGGCCCGGGACGCGCACCTTCTCGACGGCGCCGACGATCACCAGGGCAGCGTCCGCAATCCAATCGTTGGACGAGTCGCGGTCCTCTTTCACGCGCTTTGCGATGGCTCGCAGTGCGCCGACGACGATGTCACGCGCGAACAGTGCCAGCAGCACGGCAACGATGTTAACGAGCGCGTTGGGCGTGGCGACGTCCTCAATCATCTTCTCGATCATGGCTTCCCCTTGATGTTCCGGATGGCGTCCTCGAGACGGTCGAACCGCTTGTCGAGGTCCTCCCGCAAGCGGTCGACAGCGGTGCGCACAGCGTCGAGGGATTCCTTACTTGCCTTGTCGGCCTTCAATTCGGCAGAGACTTCTTCCAGCCGCTTGATCCTGCTTTGCGTCGTCGCCCACGCGGCGGCAGCGCCAGCGACAGCGGACAGCACAGCGGCGGCGATCTGCTCCATTTGCGAGCCCCCGAAACGGTCTGCGTAAGCGCCTTGGTGGATGCCAAGGGAGACGCCGCCGAAGCGGGATGCGCACAGCATAGCACGCCCGGATGCGCTGTGCAGCCCTATCGGTAGCGGTTGGCGACCGTCACCAAGAGAGACTTGGTGCGCCGGTATTTCTGCTCGCGCACTACCTCGACGGCGCCATCGCTGACGACGCCACCAAGGACAATCGACGCCGTGCCGAGCGTGCGCACGGTGCCCGTCGCTGCGGCCAGTGCATCGGCGAGGGCGATGGTGGCGGCGCCCACCGGGTAGATCGTCTGACCCGCGCCGAGCGCCACCGTGTCGTCGAGGACGACGGCGCCCGACGCTGCCTCAACCGCGCTGCCGATGCCCTGCGGGATGACGTCCGCCAACGTGGGCGCCCCGCTGGCGTAGGTGGCGACGATACCCGAGGCGGCGACCGTGACCGACGCCAGCGTGGGCGCGGCGGCGCCCGTGATCTTCTGCCCGCCCGCCGCGGCGATGGCGACCGTGTCGAGGGTGCGGACCAGCGTGCCGCTGACGACAGGTGTGCCCGCTGCCGAGGACGTGGCATCACCCAGCGTCGCGGCCACGCTGCCGACCACGATCGGCGTGCCGACGGCTGCGGCGACGACGTCGGCGAGGACGATCGCGGCGGTGCCCGTGGGGGCTGCGGCGCCCACGTTGCCGTCGGCCGCCACCACCACGGATGCCAGGGTGACGGCACCCGAGGACGTGACGCGCGGGCTACCCGTCGCCGATGACGTGACCGTGGCCAGCGTGATCGCCGCGGTGCTGACGATCCTCGGGCTGCCGGCGGCCGCGCTCGTGACCGTGGCCAGCGTGGGCGCGGCAGTGCCGACGATGCGCGGCGACCCTGCGGCGGCGCTGACCACGGTGGCCAGCGTGGGGACGCCGCTGCCATTGACCCGTGGCGAGCCAGAAGCCGCCGAGACGACCGTGGCGAGGGTGACCGCCGCGGTGCCCGTGATGGCCGCCAGCGGCCCGCCTGCGCCCGCTACGGTGACGCTGTCGAGGGTGGGCGAGCCCGAGGATGTGACCTTTGGCGAACCTGCGCCAGCCGATACGACGGTGGCCAGCGTGGGCGCACCCGAGGACGTGACGACCGGCGAGCCAGAAGCCGCCGAGACGACCGTGGCGAGGGTGATCGCCGCGGTGCCTGTGGCACCGAGCGGATCTTCCAGCGTGATCGGCGGGTCGGGATCGTGCGCAGTGAGCGTGGGCGCCCACTGCGTCTGCGCCCACGATTGGACGACGAGGCCGTTGCCGGAAATTTTATGCACGGCAGCGACCCCCTATCGTCTATTCAGCCCGACGCCGTGGCGAACATCCCGTTGAACGTGGGCGCGGTCGTCGCCGCGCAGTTGACGTCGAGGAACGAAAGCGCAGCGTCGTCGAAGATGCGCGTCAGATTGAAAGCCGTGTTGATGCCGTCGACGATCGTGATCATGTTCGCCACGACGCACGGCAGCCACGCGATCGGGTGCCCGATGAAGAACGCGACCGTTCCCGTCACCGATGCCGAACACTGCATCTGCGTCAACGTGCGAATCCCGTTGTCACCCGTCGCCAGCGGGCAGAACCATTGATTGAGCGGGTGATCGAGGCGGTTGACGATGCCGCTCGCGTTGCCCGTCACCGACGGCAGCGTTGCCGCGTTGCCGTTGTGATCGGTGTAGGTGCAGACGGTCCAGTTGTGCGCCGTAGCTCCGAGCGCCGCTTGAATCTCGATGCCAAGGAAGTTGCCATCGGCGGAATCGGGCTGGTCGTCGGCGGTGTTCTGGTAGCGCGTCGGCGTGCCGCTAACGGCCTCCGTCGTCGTCGACGACATCGTCTTGTTCACCTCGAAAATGCGATCGTACAGCAGCAGATTTCGCGGCGCGACCGATGACATCACGTCGGCGCGGACGAAATGCTGCGTGTCCGGCGAGGTCGGATTGACGAAGAAGAACGCGCCCTGCGTCGCGTCGGTGGGCACGTTGCCGCCGGGCGCGTTGCTCGCCGCGTTCGCCGCTGCCGGATAGGCGCCGACGCGCCACAGCGAATTGGTTCCGCCAACGACGGCAGTCGTGCCTGCTTTGTTGAACGTGAAGTCCCTGCGCTTGCCGAAGTTCGACACCTCGTTGATGAGGTCCGACAGCGACGAGAACCCGTGCATCCGATGACGCCCGGCGATCTTGGCGACGGCGTGATCGACGCGCTCGACGCAGCGTTCAGCGAGGCCGACGAAGTCGCCGCCATCGATCTTGCCCACGAAGTCGCCGCCGCGGCCGCACCACACGCCGCCCGCGCCGGGCACGCCGCCGATAAGGATCGGACGCTTCCCGTACCATCCGCGCATCGACGACGAAATGCCCTCGACTTGCTCTTTGCCCAGCCAGCGTTCCAGCTTGCTTGCGTTCGTGCTGCGGGTCTTGACGATGTTCGCCATTGGTTCCTCAGGTTCCGCAGACTCGGCCAGCATACGCCCCGACATCGGTTGGCGGTTCGTCCTCGGTGGATGTGGGCTCGCTCCCGTGACCGGGGCGCCAGAAGCCCACGATGGCCCCGCAGGCGTCGCACGCCCAAAAGACGTGCGTGGCCCCATCCTCGCCCGCAGGGGCCGCCACAGGCGACCACGCTGCGTGCCCGAGGTTTTGCGACGGATCGACAGCCTGCGACATCAATTGTTGCCGTCGGTGATCGTGAACGAGGTAATCTCAACAGGCTGGCCCGCCGTGATCGACGTCGTCGTCAGGTTGAGGTCGCTGCCCGACGTGGCGATGTCGCCATCGCAGACGAACGCGCCAGTGCTGTCGACGAGATAGAAGAACGCCGCGGTTCCGGTGTTGTTCGCGCTCGCGTCGGTGCGCGGCATCGACGAGAACGTCAAAACGCCGGTCGTCGACGTGCCGCACGGGTCGGCGAGGGTGATTTCGGCGAGCAGCGAGCCCGAGGGCACGCCACCCTTGGCCGGCTTGCTGCCGCTGTAGATGCGGACCAGGCCAGCGCCGGCACCGGCGTCGATGGCGGCGCGGATCTGGTCAACGCGGTTGGTGCGGACGCTGTCAGCGATGCGAATAGCCACGGGTCACTTCTCCTGCGAGCGCCGCTCGCGGTTGATCTTTTCGGCGCCCTCGCGGGCAATCTTGTGCGCCTTCTCCGACGACATCGAAGGATTGGACTTCTTCAACTGCTCGGCCGCCTTCTCGACGGTGGATCGCTTGACGTCAGACATTCGGGCCTCCCTTCCGCATGGCCGGCGCCGCAGTCTGCGTCGAGATGGTGCGGACCATCTGGGAAATGACCTTCGCCACGTCCTGCGACTGCGCCTGCTCGGCCTGCTGTTCAGCATACCGCCGCCGCTCGGACGAGGCAGAGAGGAATTGTGCGCGGGCCTTCTCCCAAACGGAAAGCAGCCGCTCGGGATGCTCGCGCCGGACGACATCTTGGTCGTAGGCGATGAATTCGTCGCCCATCGGCAGACGCTCGTTATGCGCCAGGCGCCACTCGCCCACGTCGACGACGAGGAACACCGGAAGGACGTGCTCCTTCCCGTCGACCGTTGCGGTCACGCGCTTTCCCAGTACGCGCGTCAATGCCTGACGCTGCGATGTGGGCTCGCCCTCGCGGTCGATGCCGCCGTCGACGAAGTCGACGAGGTGGGTGTCCTTGATGCTTTTCAGTCGGATCGTTCGCTTCATCGGTCGTGCGCCTCGTAGGAGGGAAAGAGGAAGGGGGCCGGGTGGCCCCCTTCCTCGTCGTCAATCTCAGGTCTTATCGTAGATGATCTTGACCCCGTGCTCGTCGGTGTGCTCGGCAACAGCCCAGCACCAACGACCCACGGCGAGGAGCGAATCCTTGCCCAGATCGTATTCGAAGCCGAGCGAGGGCTCGTACCGCTCGGTCAGCTCGGCGAAGCCGCGCACGCTGCCCGGAGCGCCAGTCTCGCCGCGGCCAGCGACAATCAGGGCACCGACGCGGTCGGCGGCGCCGGTGTTCGCCGTGGCCATGATCGCCTTGTTCGCCGCGTAGATCGGAATCCCGGCGAACGAACCGCGGAACCCGTTGCGCGACACGTCGGGGCGGTGGTTGAAGAACGCGAGGTCACCCGCGCCGCCGCCAGTGAAGATCGACGACAGGGCCGCGCCAGCACCAGAGGCCGCCAGCGTGCGCAGGTCGGCGACGCCAACCTCGTCGAGGACGAAGACCAGGTCCTCGCTCGCCGGGTTGTTGTCGAGCAGCTTGAGCATCGCTTCAAGCAGCGTGGCGAAACTCAGCGGCGCGGCGGTGGGGTTGGCACCGCTGGACGACGCCGACTCCGACAGGCCCGAGAACAGCGCCAGGGCGTCCGTCTCGGCGCGGAGGTAGTGCGCCTCGAGGATTTCCGTCATCGCGTCGCGCACGAGCGGCAGGGCCGCGGGGCTGCCGGACTGGATGGCGGCGACGACCTGCGAACGCGCAACGCCCGGCAGGGCGAGCTCGATCGCATCGGTGGTCAACTCGACGCCCTGCACCTTGGTGGTGGGCGTGATCGTGACGTTGCTGGCGACACCGAGCGCGACAGCGGACGCGGTGAAGTCGACGCCCTCGCTGTCGTCGACAGCGGCGGCGATCGCATTCTTCTTACGGATCTTGCGGTTCTTCGTCGCGCGGCCCGAGATGTCGGCCATGTTCAAGAAGGGCAGCAGCGCGTACTTGCCGCGGAGGGGGTCAAGCGCAATCTGCGACATGACCTCGGTAAGCAGCCAATTGGCGACGGTGGTGGAAGTGGTCTGTGCCATGGTGTGGTCCTCTCAGGCGCTCGTGGCGCTTATGCGTTGGGCGCCTTGGTCGGGCGGGCAGAGAACCGCCCGACGCCAAGGGAATTGCTGCCAGCACGCTTGCCGAGCAGCGAAGAAAAGAATTGAGCGACGGCGCCGGGGTCGCGGGCCTTGATCTCGGCGAGCTTCTTGCCCGTCGGATCGGCAAGGGCCGCCTCGACGTCAACGGCGGTCACGGATGGCGGCGCACCGATCGCAGGAGCAGTGCCCACAGTCTTTGTCGCCGCGGGTGGCGCACCCGCGGCGCGAAAAGCGGCAAGGACCTTCGATTTCGCGTCGATCCCTTGCGCGTCGGCGTACAGCGCACGCACGGCCTCGGGCAGCGCGGCGGCCTCGGCGTCCAGGCGCTTGGCCTCGCTCTCCTCGTGCGCACGCCACCGCTGCGCCAGGGGCTCGACGGCCTCGAGCTCGGCGAGGCGAGACTTCGCCGCGTCGAGGGCCTTGGCGAGCTCGCCGGCCTTCTCTGCCTCCTCCTGCGCACGCTTGCGCGCGTCCCTATCGGCCTTGCGCGCGGCGGCGCCCTCGGCCTTCAGCGCGGCCAATTCGGCGGCAGCGGCGCGGAGTGCGGCAAGGTCCTCGACGGCGTCGGCCGGCGCGGCGTTGGTGCCGGCATCGGCCGGCGCGGGTGCGGAAGGCGCGCCCTCGGGGGCGGTGGTGGTCGTCATGTCATCGATCCTACTTGACTGGTTATGTAAGCGCAACGCACGACGTCACTTCCACATCACCTTGGCGATTGCCGCCCGCAGTGTGCGCCACTGCTCGTCGGTGAGCCCCATAAACGGCCGCGCCTTCATCGTCGGCGTGCCGTGGTGCAGCCAGTACCCGACGACGTTGTGCGGCGGCGATTGCTTGCCCGTGCGCTGCATCCGGTAGGCGCGTGACATCTGCCGCCCGGCGACGTGTGTGGAGTAATCGCCCGCGTCAGACAGCCGCTTGAATTTGCGCTCGGCTCGCGCATACCGCTTTTCCCCGCCGGCTTTCGGCGCCCACACCGGCGACGTGCCGGCATCGGGAGCCACGACGACACGCACGGATTCCTTTAGGATCTCAATGCTGCGTGCCTTGATCGAATTCATAAGCCCGCCCGACAGGCGAAGGTCAACCTTCGTATCCTCGCCGCCGCGCCGCAGGAATTGCAGGTGTCGCTTGCTGTAAGGCGCGAATTGCTGCCCGTTGGCATCAATGCCCTTGTTCGTCCGCTCCAGAATCATGCCGGGCACAAGGCCGGCGATTGTCTTTGCGATGCGCTCACCGCTGAAGGTGAGTTGCTGCCCGCGGCGGGTGACTTTGATGCCCATCATTCCACCTCGGCTTGTTGGCGCAGGCTTTCAGTGACGTCGACACCGTCGCCGCCTGCGGACGTATCGTAGATGCGATAGCCCTCGCGCAAGGCTTCCTCGACGAGCGTGGGCGCCCATGAATGCCTGCAATTGTAGCCTCCGCAGAAGTCGTCGACGGGTAGGCCCTGCTCGTTGTCCAGGCGCGCGGGCTCCGTTGCCGCCTTGCCTACCCACTTCGCGCAGAAGGGCCGATTCTTCCCATCCTTGGGTCCGACATAGACATAGACCAGATCGAATTCATGACCGATCTCAGCGGCGGCCGCCATGACCGCGCGACGGCCCGCGGCCATCACCGCGGCGTCAACGGCAGCCTGCGCGCGCCGCCACGTCGTATCCAGCAGATCCGCCACGTCGGCGACGACGTCGCCAAGGCTGCCGCCCGAGGCGATGCCGCGCGCGATCCCTTGGCGGATGACGCCCGCAGCCTCGTTGAAAATCGCGGCGACGTCGTCGGTTTGCCCGTTGACGATCATGTCGAGTTCTTCGCGCACACTTAGCGGCAGCGACGCAGGGGGCACACCCGCCACCGCGGCGACGGCCTCGACAGCGCGTGCGCCTGCACGTTGCGCCACGTCATCGCCTGCGAGACGCAACCTGTCCTCGACCTGCCGATAGACCGCAACGGCCGTCTGCCCCTGCCGGCGCACAAGACTGTCCTCGCCCGATTCGGTGTTGAGCCGCAGCATGGCGCGCAGCATGTCGCGCTCAAGCGCGTCGGCGAGTGCGCGCAAGTCGCCGATCGCGGCATCGGCGATGGGCCCGGCCGCGTCGGCGCCGCTCATTCCTCGTCCTCAGTGACCGCCGCGCCCGCGCTGGTTTCGCGCGTCGACGTAAAAGGCGAGCCGCTGACGCCCACGCCAGCGAGACGCACGGCGGGCGGGGCCTCGGCGACACGCTGCCCGAGGTAGGCAACGGCCTCGTCTCGCGTCGCCGACAGGCCCAACATCACCCGCGCATCGGCCTCGTCGATGACCTTGGCCGCCAGCAGGTCAAGCGTGCGCTGCGTTCGCGCCGCGTCGTCCTCAAACACCTTGGCCGTGCCCAACGTCACCGACGGATAGACGCCATCGAATGACGCGGGCGCATCGGGATCGAACCGCGCGAGCACGTCGAGAACGATCGGCAAGAGTTGCTGTTCCTCGAATCGCTGGAAGATCGGACGCATCTCGGCGATGCGCTGGTCGTGCGGCGCGTTCGCGATCAATCTCGACACGCCCGACTGCGGGGCGCCAGGCTCGACAGCGTAGGCGTCGGGGCTATTGCCGCGGCTGACGCCAAGCTCCGACAGGTCGCGCGAGGCGCTTGCCTCGATCGCGGCATGGTCTGCCGACGGCGTGAGGTATTGCAGCGACTCGCCCGAGGCGATGTGCAGCACGGCGTCGGGGCCGCCGACAAGCTCGCTCGTCTCGCGCATGGTGCCCGAATAGACGGCCTGTGCGTGCGCTTGCAGATTGACGACGTGCTGCCGATTGGAACGCGCCACGTTCAGCGTGTCGACGTTGACCGAGGCATCGCGATCGGGGTCGGGCCAGAATCCGCCCTGCGGCGCCTCGGTGCGCAGGAAGGCGACGGGCAGGCGCCCCTCGTATGCCTCCGACGCCGTCGCCTTGTGCCCGTCCTCGCTGACGCGCCGATGCGACCACGCGCCGAACGAGACGAGGTTGCCCATCTCGTCCTCGACGAATTCGCGCGACCACACCCACCACTGCTCCGACGCGCCCGTCTCCGTCGCCTGTCGAAGCGCGACGAACCAAAGTGCGTTGACGTCGTCGGGGGCAGACGAGTGCGTGATGGTCACGACGTCGTGGGGCCAATAGACGTGGGCGACCATCCGCCCGTCGTCCTCGCCTGCGATCTGTCGATACCCGACGACGATCGCAGCAGCCCGCGCACCCGTCGCGGCGCGGCGCTCGACCTCAGGCAGCATGACGTCGATGCCCATTTCGTCGAGGGCGTCGGCGAATTCCTCGGCCCGAGGGTCGTCCGCCGGCAGTGGTGCTCCATCATCGTCGACGAGGGACCGCTGCGCCGGGGTGGTGTAGACCCCGCTGTCCTGCCTTGCGAAGAAGCGCAGCCAATTGACCGGATCGATCGGCATCCGCTCGCCCGTGCGCGGATACGCACGGCGCAGGGCTTGCCTGACCACACTCTGCTGGTCGCCGCTGTACCGGATGGCGAGGCCCTTGATGACGCTGTCGTAGTCCGACGGCCGCTGACGTCGTCCGACGGTCAGCAGGTCGCGCAGCTGGTCGGGCGACCACACCCCCGCGTCCTTGCGGATCTGTGCGATGACGGCGTCGCTAGCGGCGGAAGTCAAGGGAATCATGCGCCCACACTACCACGCCGGGGCGCTTATGTAAGCGCAGCCCGTAAGCATGGAATTTCCAAACTTACCGTCCACCTCAGCCGACGGCGCCCCACTCGTCGAGCGCGGTCGACGCACGCACCGTCGACGACGCGCCCGGCCGGTCGACGGGCCACTGCCAGTGCGCCAGGTACCCGAGCGCGTCGACGATGTGCGACACGTCGGCCGCGCCGGTCTTCTTCTCCGGCTCGCCACTGCGGTCGTAGGCCTGCGTTTCAAGCGCCTTGACCAAGGTCGGGCAGGCGTCGCCGTCGACGGTGATCCGCCGGTCACGAAAGAGCACGTTCAGGGTGTTGACGCGGTCGCGCACGGGCGGGTTGCGGCTGCCATGCACAGGGCGGAATCCCGCCTGTAGCAGCAGGTGGACATCGGACAGCGACGACGTCGACTTGAGCGCGGTGCCTGATGCGTCGACGTAGGCGCTGATCTTCATCTTGGCGATTTCGTCGCGCGAGTACCGCCGCCCGCGCGTGCGCTCCATGTAGCGCCCGATCCACGCGGCCACGCGCTCGGCGTGCTCGTCTGTCGTCGTCCCGCCGTCTTTGATCACTTCACCCACGACGTGGGCAACGCGGCGCTCGTCGTCGATCTCGGCGATGATCCACTGCATCGCGCGCACGTTGAAGTCACAGCCGACGGCGAGGCGCCCGCGTCCAGGCTTGACCACCGCGGGCGCGACGGCGTGCGTCTGCCGGGCGAACCGGGCATAGACCCGCCCACCACGCGCGGTGCGCTGGCCTTCCAGTTTTTCGGCGATGGCCTCGTCGGTGCCCAAGCGCGCGCGGCTGTCGTCGATGTACGACGGCGGCAGGAACGGGTTGTCGCGCGTGCGGATGATGTACGCCCGCGTCGTCGGCGCCGGCTTCGCCAGCACGAGCTCGTACGCCGGGCCGTAGCCCTCGGGCGTGCCGGTGAGCAGCGTCTCCAGTGCGCCACCTACGCGCACGCGCTGCATGGCGGGTACAAGCGCCTCGACGTCGCAAAGCTCCCATTCGTCGATCCACGCCCCGACGGCGTTGATCCCTTCCGTCGAGCGCGGCCTGTCGAGGCTGCGGCACCACACCTCAAACTTGCGCGCCCTGCCCACCTCGAAAATGTGGGCCTGCTTCCAGTGCCGATAGGGAACGCCCCAGCGGTCAAGGTTCTCCGCGATCGACCGTTCCATCACGTCGCGGACCATCGGATAGGTCGGCTCACACCCGAGGATCGGGCCCGCGTGGCCCTCGCGCAACCCCAAGTCAAGCAAAAACGCCACGCCCAGGCTGGTCTTGCCCGATCCATACCCGCCCGACACCACGCGGATGCCCGGCCCTCGGTCGGCCAGCACCTCGAGGTGCCGCTGACCGAATTGCGCGACGCCACGGGCAGTCACGCATCGCCTCGGTCGTAGGTCGTCGGCTCGTCTGCGTCGACCTCGCTGGCCTCGTGCCCCTCGGCGAGGTCCGCGCTCGTCAGCAGCAGCGTCGCCACCGCGCGCGCGGCATCGGCGCTCATCTCGGTGCGCGTCGACCCGAGCACGAGCACGACCACGTCGCCGCGCACGATGGTCCCGATCCCGTCTTCGACAGGCTGCCTCATTCCGCCGCCGTCGTCGTCACGACCGCCGGCACAAAATCAACCGTGTCGACCTTGCCCGCGTCATCCTGCACCGGCTGCGCCTCGGCGACCTTGCCCAAGTGACGCTCAAGGACAAGCTCGGCGGCCCGAAGGCGCACCTTCTCGTCGTCGCTTTTCAGGCACCCCCGCAGCGCCTCGAACGCGTCGGGCACAAGCGAGGCGAACGCCGCGAGGGCTTCGGCGCGCGTCATCACGCCAGCCGGAAGCTTCGGCCGACCGCCGGGATTGCCGGATTTGCCTTTGACGAAAGCCACGCTGGCACGTTCCTTGTTTTTCGTTGACCTGAAAACCAGCCTACCACAAACGACGACGGGGGCACCATGCCCCCGCCGCCATCCGTGAACCGCGCTTGCCGTCGAGGTGTAGCGCGGCGCTGCGTAGCGCGCAAGTCAGACCCTTGTGAGCCTGCGAACTTCAAGTGCCGCAGCGCGCAGCTCGTTTTCGCTCGTCAAGCTTGCTTCGTGCGCTGCTTCCGCTTCCGCTCGCACCTTCGCTGCGGCGTTGAGCACCAGAGCCATGGTGCCTGCTTCCAGTGCGCCGCGCGTCTATGCAAAGCCACGAAAGAGCAGATCAGGCGCTAAAGCAAAACGTTTTGCCTTGCAGATCACGCAAGGCACGCGGGCGTGACCAGGGATCACCGGGAGGGCGCGCCAGCCGCCCCGCAGGCCCCGCCAGCCGCCCACCTGCCCGCTTGCCCGTCCCGCAGGCCAGCGCACGCCAGAATGCGCCACGGGCTGCACAGCGTGGCCGGCAAGCTGCGCCCGAGGGCGCGCAGGCCGGGCAAGAGGGCGTCTTTTCTACTTGATCTCAGGTTGAAAAAAAGACCTACCCTCTCGGATATATCCAAGAAGAAAATTCTTCATATTCATAGTGGGGGTTATACCCCGCCACCAACATGTACCCCCCATATGAAGATGAAGGCGGTTTTTTGCCGCACCCCCTACTGGGGTGAGGACCGCCGACAATCTTCGCCCTTGACAACAGTCTTAGGCATGAGGAGGGGACACATGGCGAGCATTCTACCACGCCCGCAGGCCGCGCACAAGGCGCAGACAAGCCTGCGCCCGCGTCGCTGCGGTGTAGAGCCACCGTCGCTGCTCCTCGTCGGTCTTGCCGATAATGCGGTCATGGTCGACGAGCACCCGCCGGGCCTGTGATCCCTGCGACTTGTGGCACGTCAGCGCCCACCCGTAGGTCATGATCAGGTCGTCGCGCTTCTTGCAGTCATCCCATCCAGGCGGCGTGCCCGCCGCGCGTAGCCGCATGGCCATGCGGTCGTCTTCGATGATCTGATCTCTGTAGTTGTCGAGCACCGCTTTGTCGGTTTCGTCGACGAGCGCCAGCGGTGTTCGTGCATAGCTAACCACGCAAACGTGACCAGGATCGAAGTCGCGAAACCGATCCACGCGCACAAGCTCGCCGTTGACCACGCCATGCTTCGGGCTGTTCATCAAAACCATCATCACGTCGCCCGCTTCGGGCATGACGTCATCGCGCCCGCTGGCCCGCAATACGCGCCGCGCAAGCCGGTTGATGTGCACGCGCTGCCGATTCGTCCCGACTATGATCATCCCGTCGCCGTCGCCGTAGGTCCAGCGCACGGCCGCTTCGGACCCTTTGGCATGCATCTGCCCGCCGCGAAGGCAAACCAGCGGCGCCGAGCTTTCTGGTTCGCCACCGAGACTCATGGCGTAGGACAGCGCCGCGCCGATTGAGTCGGTGCGGACAAGCGACGCAAAGCGCAGGATCGGGCTTTCTTCTTCTTGACGGTGAATTGTCTCAAGCTTCCACGTCGGATGCGCCATGACGCCCGCGCTTCTGCCGATTGCGGGAAGCTGGAAATGGTCCCCAACGTAAAGAAACTTTGCGCCGGCCGCGCGCGCCTTGACGAGCAACCAGACGTCTTCTGTGAGCATCGACGCCTCGTCGACGACGACGACATCGGGCACATCCGCGTCAACCTTTTGCCTCCATCGCAACTTGCCTTCATCGTCCTTGACCGGATGAAGAAATGCCCGATGGATCGTCGACACTTCGGCGTCGACGCCGTAGCGCGCCAGCGTGTCGCGTAGCACGAGCGCCGCCTTTCCGGTCGGTGCCACCCACGCCACGCGCACGCCGCGTCGCCGCCACTCCTGCGCCACTTGCGCAAGCGTGAACGTCTTTCCACACCCGGCATAGCCCGCAAGCGTGGCGTCTTCGTCGCTGCCCTTGTCGATCGACCACGCCAAGATCCCATCGTATGCCCGCCGTTGATCGGGCGACATCGTGGCGCTCATCCCTCACCGTCCCTCGCCCCGGCCGGCGCCTTCGTCTTCACCTTGAGCAAGCCAGCCGTGCCGTACCGCTCCTCTTGCCCGCTCTCCTTCCAGAAGATCAGCACGTCTTGCACGCCGTCGGCGCCGAGGTTGGCCGACCGCATGAGGTTTGACCGCGTCAACGCCTCGCCGCGGTCGCTCAGGCGCGCCACCGCGCGGCGCACCTTCGCTACCTTGCGTTCCCACGGGTCGGCGCCTCCCGCCTGCGACGCCAGGTGCTTTTCGATCACGGTCGCGCTGTGCTCCGCGATGTCGCAGGCCAGCCGGATGATCGTGAGATCGATCCGTGGGATGCCGCCGCGCGTGTCGCTGGCGACGGCAAGCGCAAGCGCGATGCGCTTCGCTTGCTCCGCCGTGCGGCCCGTGCTGCCCTCGACCATCTCGTCGGTCTGCTTCCGCCGCCGTTCGTCGCATGCCTCGCGAAAGTTGAGCAGGAATTCAGCCGCCGCCGGATCGATCGTGACTTCGTCGGGGACGTACAGTGACACGCCATCGGACGGCACACGCGAGATCCACGCTTGGTGCGCTTCGCGCGCCTTGTCGACCGCAGCCACCAACGCCGGATCGATCGGCCCGCGCTTCACCGCGCGATTGAATCGCGGCAGCACCGATAGATCGGTGAACCACACATGCCGGCCCATGTATCCATCGCGCGTCGACAGCGATGACAGCGCATCATGCAACGCCTCCGGCGTCGTCGACCCGTAGAGCACAATCGTGGGCGCAATCATCTCGCGCTTTCCGCCGCCCTGCCCCTGCGGCTTCGCGAAAGACAGCGTCTTCGTGTTCGCCGACGTGATCTTGAGCAACGCGCCGCGCAGTGCGCCCATCGCGACGTTGTGGTCGTTCAGCATCACTTTCAATTGCGGCCCGTATTCGTCGACGACGTAGGCTTGCCCGATCTGCGCCTTGACCGCCTCTTCGAGCCCGGCGAGGAAAGACGCCGACGACACGAAATCATCGGGTCCAAGAATGGCGCCCCATGTCTGCTTCAGCACCGCGACAACGAGATCCTGCGGCGCGCCCTTGCCCGTCGACGTGCCTGCTACGGAGCACACCACGATGCCAGACGTCAGGCCCTCGAAGACGAATCGACGCATGCCGAGAATCGAGCAAAGCGCGAGCCCGCCGCCGAGCATCAATCCAGGCTGTCGATAGTCGACGCGCGCTTCCATCTCGCGCGCAAAAAGCCCCGGTATCCCCGGAAGTGCCGCAAAGCGCGCCCATAGCTTGTCCGCCACGATGTCGGGTGATACCTTTTCCACCGTTCGCGCCGTGTCCGGTCCTCCTTGGACAAGACGCAACCTGACCCCGGCGTCGTCCCCCGCCGGGGTTTTCTTTTCGTCCTCGCCCTCGGCGTCGTTGACGTCCTCGCCCTCGACGTCGTCCGCGTTGACATCTTCTCCCGCCGCCGCCCTATCGGCCCACTCGTTGACGCGCGCGAGGATCTCTTCGTCGACGTCGTCGAGCGTGTAGAGGTAGCGGTCAAGCTCGCGCGACTTCGGCCAGATCGGATCGCCCTTGCCGTGGTTGATCCCGTCGCGGATCGTGGCCTCGTCTTTCGCCTGCGGCCCCACCCTTTTTCCCTGCGCCCGCCACACGCCCAGCACGCCCACGAGCGAGGAAAAAACCTCGCCCTCTGACAGCGCGTGGGGGACGTATCCACCGAGCAGGCGCGCCGTGCGCAGCAGCGCGTCGTGCTTTTGTTTGTCGGGCACGGCGCCGAGCTTGCCAAGCTCGCGCGCGAGCGTCGCCGCGCCCCACTGGCGCACGGCTTCGGCCTCGGTCATCGCCTCCGCTGCGATTGACGTCTTCGGTCGCGCTGCGTTCGCCGCCACCGTCGCGGCAAGGCTCGCGCGCGCGTCCTCGACGATTGCCGTCGGGTCGAGCACCTCGACGCCGCCGGAGGTCCACAGCGGCGCGTCATTCTCCCACCAACCGCGCTCAAGTGTGCCCACGATCAGCGGCGCGCCTGCGTAGAAGTGCAGCCGGCAGGCGTCTTTCGTCGAGCCGTCGACGGCACCACGAAAGAGCGCCTCGCCGATGCGCGACCAGACGGCCAACCACAGGCCGGGCGTATCCTCGACGACGACGGGCGCCGCAAAAGGCACCACGATGCGCCATGCGCCGCGCGGGTGCTTCCAGCCATGCCCGAACGTGGTCCAGCCCCAGTGCCGCACCCCAGCCGATTCCAGTGTGCGCAGGATGCCATCCACCACGTCGTCGCCTACGTCGTCGAGGTCGGCGACGAATGCGTGGACCTCGACCACGTTGGCTGCCTTGCGCGTCGTGCCTGCCTTGAGCACGACAGGGGCGAACGCCGCGCCACGCTCTTTTGTCTCGGCGTGCCGGTAGATGTTTTCCGCCTCGCCCGGTCGATCTTTGACCTCGTCCTCGACGGGCGACCGCACCAAGGGCTTTTCGACGAACGCACGGCAGCGCGCCTCAAAGTCGTCGACGGAAATAGAGACAAGCTCAGGCCGAACGGCCTTCGCGTTCTTGAATTCGCTGATTTTCACCTATCCTCCTTGCGGCGTCCCCACCGCTTCCGAATCGCATCCTACCGCGCACCCTTGCGGCTGTCACGCCATGCGCTATGCTCGTCACGCGTCGCCGTCTCTCCCTCGTCGATGCGCCCGGCTCACGCCGGGCTTTTTTCTTTTCAGAAGGGCAGATCGTCGCCATTGAACGGGTCGGCTAGCTTTTCCGTCTCCGTCGTCGCAGGCGCATCGCCCGCGTCGTCATCTGCGCCAGGCTGCCGCCCTGCCTCCTGCACTAGCCGCACGACGCGCGTGTAGTCGCCATCGGGCTTGGTCTCAATCGACACCACGCGCCGCATCTCGCCCGCTTTCAGTCGCTCGACGGCTTCGGCCACCGTCGAAGGCATCTTCGTCCCGACGTGCCGCGCCCACCACGTCGAGGCTTTCGCGGCGGCGAAGCCCTCGTGCTCGACGCAGATCCACTCGCTTGCGATCTTCGTCGGCACCCACGCCGACGACGCATCCGGCGGCTCGGCCGCGTAGTAGTCGACGCGCACCGTAGGTGGCCCGCCACCCGTGCGCTTCTTGTGGACGAAGAATTCCACGTTCCCCACCGCGTGCCTCGCCGACGTGGCGCGCCTGCCGTCAATCGCTCCTGTCGACAGCACGGGCAGAGACGACGCCTGCTCGTTCGCCCGCTTCTCCGGTGGGCGAAACTCGCAATCACACTCGCTACACATCCGCGCCGACGCCGGTTGCTCGGCGGCACAGTTGGCGCACGTCTTCACGGGCGCCTCGCCGCCACCCTTGCCCGTCTTGGGCTTGATCCTGACCTCGTCGACGGGACCGTGCCTTACGAT